TCTACGCGGACGACGGCGGCGTGACGATCGACGTGTCGCGCGAGGCGTCGCTGCAGATGGATTCGGCGCTCGACAATCCGCCGCTCGCCACGACGCTGCTCACGTCCCTCTGGCAGATGAACCTCGTCGGCCTGCGCGCCGAACGGTTTATCAACTGGAAGAAGGCGCGCGCCGGCGTCGTCCAGTACACCGCCGCGACCTACACGGCGTAACCGATGCGCGTCCCGATGACGGTCCTGCGCGACGGGTATTACGACGGGGCGTACCCGCGCGCGGGCGACACGATCACGGTGGAGGCCGGGCTCGTCGAGGCGCTCGAGGTGTCCGGGTTCGCCATGCGGTGCGCGGTGGACGCCATCCCGCCGCGCACCGTCGCGACGACGACCACGGGGAGGAAACATGGCCGGTGACTCGCTCGACGTCGTCGCGCGCACGTATCACACCGAGAACGGCGTCGAGCACATCGAAGGCGAGACGTATGCCGTCACCGATCGCGTGCTCGCGGAAACCCTGCGCGGGATCGGGTTCGTCTCGATCGATGGCTGGACGGATACCGCGCCTGGCGGCGGCGGGACGGCGCCGGTGCTGACCGGCCTGACGCCGGCCAGCGTGGCGCTCGGCGCCGCCAACTTCACGCTGCACGTGCACGGCACCGGGTTCGGCGCCGGCGCGGTGATCGTCTTCGCCGGGCAGGACGAGCCGACGACGGTGGTCTCGGACACGGAGGTCACGACCGGCGTCGATATGGCCGTCTGGCTCGGCCCGGATTCGGTCGCGGTCGCGGTGCGCCAGCCCGACGGCGCGGTGAGTAACGCGCTGCCGTTCACGTTTACCGCGGCCCGCTGATGGCGAGCGTCCGGCTGCACCTGTTCGGCCGCGGGCTCGAACTCACGGCCAAAACCCTGACCGCGCCGTACAGTCCCGGCGCGGCCACCGGCGGCGGGTGGTATCCGCTGGTCGTGCGCGAACCGTACGCCGGCGCCTGGCAGGTCAACGTCGAAGGCCGCCGCGACCAGGTCCTGCAATACGCACCCGTCTTCGCGTGCGTCACCCTGATCGCCCAGGACGTCGGCAAACTCACCCTGCGTCTCGTCCAAGAGAACGCCGACGACATGTGGGAGGAAACGTCCTCGCCGGCGTTCTCGCCCGTCCTCCGCAAACCGAACCGTTATCAGACTACGACCAAATTCGTCGAGCAGTGGATCACGTCGAAACTGATGTGGGGGAACGCCTACATCCTCAAAGAGCGCGACGCGCGCGGCGTCGTGGTCGCGCTCTACGTGCTCGACCCGCTGCGGTGTACGCCGCTCATCGCGCCCGATGGCGGCGTGTACTACCAGCTGCAACACGACAACCTCTCGGGCAGTCTCGCCCTGGCGCGCGAACCCGCGGACAAGTTCATCCTGCCGGCCAGCGAAATTATTCACGACCGGATGGTGTGTCTGTTTCACCCGCTCGTGGGCATGTCGCCGATCTATGCGTGCGCGACCGCCGCGCTGCAGGGGCTCGCGATCCAGGCGACCTCGAGTGCATTCTTCACCAACGGCAGCCGCCCGAGCGGGTTGATCACGGCGCCGGCCGGCATGACGCCCGACCAACTCGCCCAGGCGAAGACCGACTGGGAAACCTTCAACGGCCCGGGGAACGCCGGCCGCGTCGCCGTGATCACCGCCGACATCAAGTACACGCAGTTGTCGATGAACGCGGTCGACGCGCAACTGATCCAGCAACTCGGGTGGACCGCCGGGACGATCTGCAGCGTGTTCCACGTGCCGTCGTTCCTGATTGGCGTCGGCGAACTCCCGCGCGGCGTGTCGCTTGAGTCGCTGTGGCAGATGTATCACTCGCTCTGCCTGCAGTCGTTGATCACGAATTTTGAGAACGCGCTCGACGAGGGCCTCGGCCTGACGACCGCGACCAGCGGCACGCAGTACGGCACCGAGCTCGACATCGACGATCTGATTTGGATGGACAACTCGACCAAGACCAAGGCCGCGGCGGATGCGATCGGGGCCGGCGCCATGTCACCGGACGAAGCACGCGAGCGGTACTTCGGGCTCGGCCCCGTCGAGGGCGGCGACACGCCGTACATGCAGCAGCAAATGTTCTCGCTGAAGGCCCTGGCGCAGCGCGACAAGAATGATCCCTTCAGCAAACCCGCACCGGCGCCGACGGCGGGCGCCGGCCAGGTGGCGCCCGACCAGGTCGCCGCGGCTGTGCGTCATCTGCTCACGAAAGCCCTGGACGAGGCCGCATGACCCAGGACGAGATCGCGGCCATCGTCGAAGGGATCGCGCCGGTCGTCCGCGACTACGTCAAGACCGCGCTCAACGAGGTCGGTCTGCGGGTGCAGAAGCTCGACGTCCAGCTCGCGGGCGTCGTCACCGCCACCACCGAGATCGGCACCATGCGCGAACGGCTCGCCGGCCTCGAGGCGCGCCCGCCGGTCCCGGGACCGCCCGGCCCGGCCGGCAAGGACGGCGTCGACGGCCTCGGGTTCGACGACCTCGGCGTGACGCAAGCCGACGATCGCTCGGTCACCATCACCGCCACGCGCGGCGACCTGGTCAAGGAGATCGGGACCGCGCGGTTCCCGCTGGACATCTACCGCGGCGTCTGGCTCGAGGGCAAAGCCTACGAACCCGGCGACGGCGTCACGTGGGCCGGCTCGGAGTGGCACTGCTCGGCGGCGACGACGACCAAACCCGGCGACGGGTCGAAGGCGTGGACGCTGAAAGTCAAACGCGGCCGCGACGGCAAGGACGGCAAGGACGGCGGGCCCGGCCCCGCCGGGCCGCAGGGCCGCGACTGGCAGCAGGTCTACGACGACACGAGGCGGAAGTGAGCACGTTGGTGACCGTCGACCAGGTCAAGGCGCGGCTGCGGATCACCTCGACCGCCGATGACGTCGACGTGCAGGCGATGGCCGACCAGGCCGAGGCGCAGATCGTCGGCTGGTGCAGCACGACGCCGCGCGCCAAGTCGGTCGCCGACACCTGGGTCGATGCGGCGACCGCGCCGCTGGTGGTCGTCGCCGCGATTCTCGTGCAGGCCGGCGAGCTGTATCGGTTCCGCGGCGATGAACCCGCCGGGCCGCCGCGCGCGACCGGCGAAGAGCTCGGCGTCCAGGTCCGCGAACTGCTGCGCGCGTATCACGACCCGGGGATCGCATGAGTCCCGCCGCCACGCCCTATATCGCGAGTGGCCAACGGCTGCACCAGGGCCTGTTTCAAAAGCCCGGGCCGCCCGTGCCCGATGGCACCGGCTGGGTCGAGTCGTGGATCGATCTGCCGCCGCCCGAGTTTGCGCGTATCACGCCGGCGTCGCAGGCCTCGCTCGAGCAGATCACCGCCGGCACCGTGCTGTCGATGGCGACGCACATCGTGACGGTGCCGTACCGGACGGGCCTGACGACCAAGACGCGCTTTCTCTACGAGGGGCGCAGCCTCTCGGTGCTCGGGATCTTCGACTACGAAGAACGGCACGTGCAGCTGAACCTCGTGTGCGCGGAGGTGGTCGAGTGAGCGGGCGCGGGCCGGGCGGCGCGGCCGTATGGTTCCAGTGGGACGGGGTGCAAGAGTTGATCGAGCAGTTCGCGACGCTGGCGCCCGATCTCACGGACATGGCCGCGCCGATCGTCGAACTCGCCGCGCGCGTCGCCAAAGACACGATCTACACCGGCTATCCGGCGCGGACGGGCAATCTCCGAAAGGGACTCGCCATCATCGTCAAGACCGAGGCGACGCGCACCCAGACGACCGTGGTCAACAAAGCGCCGCACGCCTGGCTGTTCGAGCGCGGCTCGCAGGCCCGCCATAACGCCATCGGCGCGAACCGCGGGTCGATGCCGGCCAATCCGCTCTTTAGTTCGACGATGATGCGGACCCGGCGCGCCCTCTACACCGCGCTCGTCCCGCACCTCGCCGAGCAGTTCGGCCTCAAGATCGATGGCGTTGCTTAACGTCGCCACCGTCACGATCGCGTTGCTGCAAATCCTGCAGCAGGACACGGCCTTGCGCGCGCTGATGCCCGATGGCGTGTGGTTCGCCGAGGCGCCGCCGGGCGCGACCCGGTTCGTGATTCTGTCGCTCGTGTCGTCGGCCGAGGTCCCGATCTTCGGCGGGCCGGGCTACAAGGACACGGTCTATCTGGTCGAGGCGCGCGCCCTGGCGCCGGCGACCAGCAGCAGCACGGTGGAGAGTGCCTTCGCCCGGATTACGGGGCTGCTGACCGACGCGCCGCTGACGATCACGGACTACGGCGCCATGCTCGTGCAGTTTGAAGAAGAACTCGAGTCGGTCGAAGTTGACGACATCGATCCGTCGATTCGCTGGAACCGGTGTGGCGGCCATCTGCACGTGATGGTCGCCCCGCTCGTCGCGTAAACGCTCGAAACGAGGACCCCCTATGGCAGCCATCGATCGCATTCACGGTAAGAGCGGGCAGATCAAAATGGACCCGACCGGGGTCGGCGGCGCGACCGCGGTGCTGGTCGCCTCCCTCGACAAATGGGACCTGGACATGGCGAAGGATCACGTCAAGGTGACGTGCTTCGGCGACACGAACCAGGTCTACGTCGACGGGTTGCCCGACCTCAAAGGCACGTTCGGCGGGATGTACGACCCCGTCGACGGCCTGGTGATCTTCTCGGTCATCTTCGGGACGGTCGCGCCGTACCTGGAGTTGTACCCGACCAGTCTCGGTTCCACGCCGCCGAAGTTCACCGGGCGCGGGCTCCTCGACGGGAAGATTTCGTGTCCCGCCAATGGCGCGGTCAGCATCAGCGGGTCGTTCGTGGCCGCGGGGCCGTGGACGCATCCGTAACCGAGGCGCGTCGTGCTGTCGGGCGTCATCGGGGCGATCAAGTGGGGGCACTACACTGCCGCGGCCATTCACGGCTATACGGTCAGCCCCACCGACAAGACGCTGACCGTGTGGCGACTGACCGCGACGGTCGTGCTCGCCGATGCGTTCAAGATGGCGCAGACGCCGCTCGTCTTCACCGCGAAACACGCGAAAGGCGAGTGGCGCTGGCCGATCACCTCCCTGGCGCGGGGGGGGGGGGGGGGGGCCGCCCCCCCCCCCCCCCCCCCCCCCCCGCGCCACCGCGCGGGCCGAGGGGTCGCTCACCGCGACCCTCGGCCCGCCGCAATCCGTGGTGCGCTAAATGGGTCGCTGTCGTGTGGTCGCCCCCGAGGTCGTGCGGTTGTCGCTCTCCGACGGCGACTACCTCGACGTGCAAAAAGAGCTGAACGCCGGGCAGTACCTCGAACTCCTCACGGCGCTCGTCGACCGCAAACCGTTCGCCAAGGCGATCGCGTATCTCGTGAGCTGGTCGCTGGTCGGGCTCACCGGGCAGCCGTTGCCGTACGACTTGGACATGCCCGAGGAGGAGCGCCGATCGACGATCGGCGCGCTCGACAAGAACACGGTGCGCGAGATCACCGCCGCGCTGGACAAACACGAGGCGGCCGAGGAGCAGGCGCTCGCCGCAAAAAAAAAGACGTCGTCTTCCGCACCCGTGTCCTCAGCACCATGAACATTTGTCGCGCGATGGGCGGCTGGCGGTACGACTGGGTCGACGCGCTCCCGCGTGCCGTCTATGACGTGCTCGTGGACCATCTGAACCATCCGCCCGAGGCCGACTGATGGCGCTCACCGGCACGCTGCTCGCCGACTTCAGCGCCTTCAGCAACGAGGCGGCCAAGGCGACCGCCGCCGTGAAGGGGCTGGGCACGAGCGCCGACACCGCCGCGGCGCAGCTCTCGAAGATCGGCGAGGGCGTCAACATCAAGAGCACCATCAGCGATCCGATGGGCACGGCGACGACCATTGCGACGCAGTATGCCGAGTCGCTCGGTACGCTCGGCGTGGCCGCGGTCGGCCTGACCACCGGCGTCGCCGCGCTCGGGGTGGCGCTCTTCGAGCTGGGGTCGCGCTCGGCCGAGGTGATCGCCAAGTTCGACGACCTGGCCGACAAGACCGGCATGAGTGTGCCGGCGCTGTCGCGCTTGTCGAATGCGTCGCAGGTCATCGGGGCGGACCTGGGCCAGCTCACGGATGTCGTGTTCAAGCTCGAACAGCGGATGGGCGAGAACAGCGTGGCGTTCCAGAAGGGGATGTCCGCGATGGGCCTCTCGACGGAGGACCTCAAGGCGGCCGGCCCGGATCACTACCTCGACCTCGTGACCGCGGGCCTGCAAGGGATTGCGGACCCCGCGGCGCGCGCCGCGGCGGGCACCGAGGTGCTGGGGAAAGGCTATCGCGACGTCGCGCACGCCCTCAACGATCTGGCGACGGGCCTGGAGCTGACGAAAGACATCGAGCCTTGGACCGAACAGCAGGCCAAGGACGCCGAGGCGTTTGGCTTCCAGGTCGCCGCGCTCGAGGTCCACGTCAAGGCGCTCGGGCTCGCCATCGGGGCCGACTTGATTCCGATGCTGTCGACCCTCGTGGGGTGGCTGGAAGAACTGCGCCAGAAATATAACAACTTGCCCGACGCGATCAAGACGGTGATCAGCCCAGCAAACCTCGCGGGGGCGGCGTTCCGGGAAGTGTCGGCGGCGATCGACGTCTTGACCGGCAAGACGGGCGAATTACCCCTCGATCTCGACAAGGCGACCAAAGCGATGGCGACGGCCAACGACGTCACGCAACAGCTCAAAATCAACGTGCCGGGGCTGAACGACGGGCTGGCGGCCACGCGCGAGCTCATGGCCGACCTCGACCCCAAGACCAGGGCCGCCGCCGCGGAGACGAAGAAATTCAACGACGCGATGGCCGAGCTGACGTCGGCCGGGGACGGCTGGAAGGGCACGCTCGACACCATCGACGGCGCGGTGGTCGAGTCGATCATCAGCGCGCGCGCGGCGGGTGTGAGTATGCAGGCGCTCGGCGTGATCTACAGCGACCTCTCCGACACACAGAAGGCGTCCATCGAGAAGGAGATCGCCGCCCGCGCGAAACAGACCACGGAGGCGCAGAAGGAGCTCGACGCGCAGGCCAAGCTCGAAGCCAAGACCATCGAGGAGACGACGAAGCTGTGGGACGCCTACGAGGTCGAGCGCACGAAGCAGATGGGCACCGTCACCGACATCGCCCGCGCCGAGAACACCAAGCAGTACAACGACGCCGCTGCGACCGCGAACAAGATGGGGATCGTCGACGCCCAGTACTGGGACGCGCTCGAGGCGCGCTGGAAACAGAAAAGTCAGGCCATCGGCATGGATTGGGCGGCGCTCACCAAGGCCGCGACCACCGAGTCCAAGGCGGGCCTGCAACAGATTGCCGATGGCGCGCAGGCCACCTACCAAGAGGCGTTGAAGCACGTCGGCGAATGGTCCGACAGCTCGATTGAAAAGTTTCGCACCACCGCCGAAGAAGCGCAGAAGGCCGCGGATATGTTCGGCACGGGCTGGGACGCGAACGCCAAGAAGGCGGCGGCGGCGACCGGCGCGATGGCCGACGCCGTCATCGGGTCGATCCACGCGATCACGATGGCGTCCCAGGCGGCGACGATTGCGCAGAATGCCAAGCCCTACGCCGACACCGCCGCCGACCGGTTGAAGACACTCGCCGACGACCAAGCCAAGTACGGCGCGGGCGCGATCAGCATCGTCGGGCTGTTCGGCGGCGTCAATCCGATCCAGACGCGCGACAGCGGCGGGCCGGTGGTCGCCGGCCAGTCGTACCTGATTGGCGGCGGGAAGGCGCCCGAGCTCTTCACGCCGGGGGCGAGCGGGTTCGTGACGCCCGGCGGGGGCGGCGGCAGTCACGTCACGCAGAACATTTACATCACGCAACCGCTCGGCACCGCGGACGCGATCGCGCGCGCGGTCGCCGACGCC